ATTGTAGCGGAGCAGCCAGATGTTCACAGTTGAGTTTGAATCTGATGCAGCTGTCATCACAACGTTAGATCAGAATGACTTATACGAAGATGTAGAGGTTATCTTTGGAGATGAAGGTGAGGTGTACATGAGACAGTTTGAACCAGAAATGGATTCCTATCAGATGTTAATCATGAGCGCTCAACAGTGGTTAGACATCATGGCTGCATACAAGAGTGGTGAAGGGGCATACTACTTGGGGGTGAAACATGAGTGATGAAGGAATGTACTTTTTGGTTGGTGCTTTTGCAGTTTATGTGTTAGCCCTTCCCTTATTCTATCATATGGTAGAGCCAGAAGATCCTGAGGAGAGTAATGCTGGCCCTATTAAGTTCGCATTCTTGTGGCCTTTGATAGCACTAGAAGTAATATATCGTATCTTTGTAGGAGAGAAAAACAATGATGGAACTGGCACTAATTAAGACGTTACTTAATCGTGACTTCTATGAACAACACAAGGGCATCCGCTGTCCCGATAAGATCTTCACTAAAGATGTGCGTAAGATCAAGCAGGCACTAGACGCTGCCATGCGAAACTATGAGGGTGATCTTAATACATCAGACTTAGAGGCATTGTTCTACGCTCAGAACCAAACAATGACTACTGCTACTAAGACTGCTTACTCTGATCTCTTTCGTAAGATAGACAAAGAACAGGTAATCAAGGAAGAGATTGCTACAGATGTACTGGGCAAGATGTTTCAGCAGTATGTAGGTGAGCAGGTAGCCAACCTAGGCTTTGACTTCGTTAACGGTACACAGACCAGCCTAGAACCGCTCAGACGTATGCTAGAGAACTACAAGGATGACTTCACTCCCAACCTTCGTATTGAGTGGGAAGACATTAGTATCGACACACTACTCAAGGCAAACGATCTACAGACACAGTGGAAGTTTAACATTCCAAGCCTACGCCGTAAGGTAGAGGGTGTTAGTGGTGGTCACCTATTGCTTGTAGGCGCACGTCCTAACACAGGTAAGACATCCTTCCATGCGTCTCTCATTGCAGGACCAGAGGGTTGGGCGCATCAAGGTGCTAAGTGTGTGGTGCTATGTAACGAGGAAGCGTATGAGCGTGTAGGAGCACGTTACCTTAGTGCTGCCTCTAATATGTCCATGGATGAGGTTAAGGCTAACGTAGCCCTAGCTCGTAGCCGCTATGAGCCTGTCAAAGCTAACATCCGTATCAAGGATAGCACCAACAAGGATATGCAGTGGGTTGAGTCTCTGGTCAAACAAGAGAAGCCTGACGTATTGATCCTGGATATGGGTGACAAGTTTGCCAGTAAGACTAGCGATAAGTCCGATGTGTACCTAAAAGATGCAGCGATCTATGCTCGTAACATTGCTAAGCAATACAACTGTTGTGTTGTATGGATGTCACAGTTGAGTGCCGTAGCAGAGGGTAAGGTATATGTAGATCAATCCATGATGGAAGGCAGTAAGACAGGCAAGGCAGCAGAGGCAGACCTTATGGTTCTGATCTCTAAGAATCCTATTGTAGAGGGTGCGGATGAGGAAGACACACAACGGCACTTGAATATAGCTAAGAATAAGCTTAAGGGTGGTTGGCATGGTGTAGTACACTGTGAGTTAGACGGGGCGAGATCACTATACCAAGCCTAGAGGAGAGACAATGAGACTTGTACTAGACGTTGAGAATACATCAAATAAACGCAGGAATAAATTACACCTAGACCCATATGAGGAGGGTAACTTCCTTGTGCAAGTTGGTATGCAGAATGCAGACAATGCCGAAGAGTTACATATTGTAACAATAGATCACGTTGAGAAGAAGGACACTAGTGGTGCTGGGCATAAGTTAGTACAGCAAATACTAGACATGACTACACTTCTCATTATGCATAATGCTCAGCATGATCTTATGTGGTTGTGGGAGTGTGGCTTTAAGTATGATGGTAACGTATATGATACCATGCTTGCAGAGTACATCTTGATGCGGGGTCAGAAAGAAGTAATCAAACTTGAGGCTTGTGCAGAACGTAGAAACCTTGACGCTAAGAAGGACGATACACTTAAGCGTTACTTTAAGGAGGGCTATAATACAAATGAGATTCCTCTCAGTGAGCTTAGCTTTTATCTTAGGTGTGACCTCAACACAACTCGTGAGTTGTTCCACAGCATCGAAGCAGACTACAGTAAGCCAGAAAGCCAGTCCCTACATACAATCAGAGATGTCACCTTCCGTACCTGCAAAACGCTTACCAGAATGTACATGTCAGGAATCAGGGTGGATCGTACCGCCTTAGACGCAGTGCGCTTAGAGTTTGAACGTGAGAAGGCAGACATTGAGGATCGTTTGCAGCACAAGGTACGTGAGGTAATGGGTGATACACCTGTCAATCTTAAGTCACGGGAGCAAATGTCTCAGGTTGTATTCTCTCGCAAGATGAACAACAAGAAAGAGTGGGTAGATCTGTTTGAGTACGTGAACAGCCCTAAGGAGTTTAAGCAGGCTGTAGAAGCAAACAGTACTATCATAAAACGTACCAAGGCTTTTACCTGTCCAACATGCACAGGTGCAGGGCATACGTACAAGATAAAGAAGGATGGTACTAAGTTTGCAAGACCTAATAAGTGCAGGGATTGTGATGCTCGTGGCTATGGCTTGAAAGAGCTAAATCATATGGCAGGTCTAGGCTTTGGTGCGCCTAGCAAGAAGTGGGTTAGTGCTGATGGGTTTAGTACAGGAAAGGAGAATATAGATGTACTTGTGGGTACTGCTAAAACGAACAACATGGACGCTGCTGTTGAGTTTCTTACTGACCTTAAGCGTCTTTCTGCTGTTAGTAGCTACCTCTCTAGTTTTGTGGAGGGTATCGACACCTTCACAAAGTCAGACGGATTCCTGCATGTGGGACTCACCCAACATGTTACCAGTACAGGTAGATTTTCTGGACGAAACCCCAACATGCAAAACATGCCTAGGGGCGGCACGTTTCCCGTAAAGCGTGTATTTGTATCTCGCTGGGAGAATGGTTACATCTGTGAGGCCGACTTTGCACAGCTTGAGTTTCGCACTGCTGCGTTCCTAGCCCAGGATGAGATTGCTATGGAGGAGATCAACACAGGGTTTGATGTCCACAGCTACACAGCTAAGGTTATCTCTGATGCAGGTCAGCCCACGACACGTCAGCAGGCAAAGGAGCATACTTTTGCACCCCTCTTCGGGGCTACAGGTTATGGCAGATCTAAAGCAGAGGAAGCCTACTACATTCACTTCACTGAGAAGTATCAGGGTGTAGCTAACTGGCATAAGAACTTGGCTGATGAAGCAATTAGGTTCAACAAGATTACTAATGTGTCAGGGCGGCAGTATGCATTCCCTGATGTTAAGCGCAACAAACGTGGTGGGGTATCGCACTTCACTATGATTAAGAACTATCCAGTACAGGGTTTCGCTACTGGTGATGTTGTTCCTGTTGTGCTTATCGAACTAGAGGAGAGGTTGAAAGGTCTACGCTCTTGCTTAGTGAACACTGTTCATGACTCAACTGTTATAGACATTCACCCAGAGGAGAAGGAGATCGTGCTACAGATTATTGAAGACATGAATGAAGGCTTGACAGACTTAATAGAACAAGCCTATAACGTTAAAATGAATGTGCCTCTGTTATTAGAATCAAAAATCGGGCCAAACTGGCTTGACGTGAAGGATATTTGAGGTATAACTAAGACTCTTTTTGACTGTAATAAAGGATATACAGATGAGTACAGAACTATCAACCACAGGTTCATTAGACCCACTAGCAGAGCTTATAGGTGAACCTAAACCAGCAACACAATCACGGTCATCTCTGGCTCGTGTTAACGTGTTGAGCACAGCCATTAAAGGCGAGATTGAGCTTGGTGGTAAGAAGATCAAGACAGACGTTTTGCCTGTTGGGTCTTACAAGATCACACTTGGTGATGATGTCTTCTATGCAGAAAGTGTAGAGGTTCGTATTATAACGCATCGCTTTCAGTTTCAGCGGTGGAATGCTTCCACTAATGAGATGGAGAAGTCCGTTATGAGTCGTTCTACTTACAGCGACTTAAAGGATAGCACTGGTGGCTTTAACTTGGGCAGACCCTCTGGCTACATTGAGGATTGGAATGCACTACCTGAAGCTACTAAGGATATTATCCGCAATGCTAAACGTGTAAAGATCTTCATGGGTACACTTACCGTTAAGGCACCTCTTGACGATACAGGACAGCCTATTGCTGGTGAGTATGTAGATATTCCATTTGTTATGGATGTTAAGAATAACGACAGCCTTAAGAGCCTTACAGCTACAGATAAAGCCCTTGAACGTAAGGATGTTAAATCTCACATGGCTAAGGTTATTCTTCGTGGAGAAGAAGGTTCAATTCCTACAGGTGCAACCTATGGCTACATTACTTCTTCTGTAGGCGAGATTGTACAGGAGTCAGATGAAGACACTGCAGCTATGATGAAAGTAGCTTCAGACTTCTTGGATTATGTCAGCTACTCAAACGGCAAGATCATGGATCTACACAATGAGCGTTCCAATACAAGTATGAGTGCAGATGACGCAGCTCTTGTAGGTTCTATCATTAATGTAGAGGAGGCAGCATACTAATGACTCATCCTGCAGAAATAGCTGTTTTCTCTTTCTTGCAGAAGGCTATGGCTGGTGAGACTACTATGACAGAGGGGGTGGCTAAACAAGTCGCCTCCGATGTCGAGGCTGCTTTGTACAAGCAGTTCTCTGGTGGCCCACGTGATGCTTTCCGTTTACGGATGTCTAATATCGGTAGACCAAAGTGTCAGCTATGGTTTGACAAGAATGATCCAGAAGACAAGACACCCTTCCCGCCACACTTCTTAATGAACATGATCCTTGGCGACATTGTTGAGGCTGTGTTCAAGGGAGTACTACGCTCTGCTGGTGTAGAGTTTAAG